GTTCGATTATTTACGGAAACATCCGATCGGCTTTACGTTTGAGCCGTTTACGCGTGTTGTCTTTTTATTCATTAGGCTAGTTAGCTTTAGTTTATTTCGCCTGTTCTCTCGTTCTCCTATTTGGCTTATTCAATGGCTGTAGGCTACTTGTTCCTCGGGTGATTGCTTGTGTTAGTATTTGATCCACTGACTTGTCTTCTCTACTCTCTGAGTTTAATATTTATGGCATGTACATTTGTAGCCCCTATCGGCTTATTATCAAATAAGTCTATCCTGGTATCACTCAGTATCATCTGTTCAGGATCGCAGTTGGCTAAGTAGTTGTTAACAGCTGGAGGGGTTAGGTTGTTACCTAAATCATACTCTTGAGTGCCCACATTAATATTAAGCCTTCTATCACTAGTCGAGGCGTCTATAACCGGTATACTTGTCTTACCCTCATACCACTTCAGCAGTCCGTGGAATGCTGTGTAGTTATTGGTGGCCGACTTGATACACATGGCTACTGCCCATCTGTGTTCGGAAGGTAACTAACCTGGTCTTATGCCTATTTTTCATGTTATGTTAGAAAGCTGGTAAACTCTACTAATCTTACGATGCAACCTGCATGTGTCTAAATCTACGAATCCATCTAATGATACAAACTCGAACCTGTGATCATCCAATTTTATAGTCTCCTCTTTCACTAGCAAACCTAGACCGTGCTCGATTTTAGTGTTTACTACTGAATAGTTCGCATATATTTGATATTACATAGCATCGGCGAATTCTTTCGGTAGAATTATCAAAGCATCATCTCCGCTCACGAGTCTTTTGTATTAACCGGGTTACATGCCAGCCTTGTACGCCATATAATCTATGTAAGATAAGACTCGCATGGTATTCCCAAGTGTGGTCTGGTCTACTCTGCCAGATAGTACTGTACCCTTAATGGTTCCCGCAATCATAGTTTTGTCTGTACCAGGATAATTCATATATACCTTGTGTTTTAGGTTCTAAATTTGATCCATAGCCTTAGCTATCTAATAGCTATCCATTTCAGTTTCGAATATCTTAGGTGCCCATTCTTTTCAGACGAAAGTATCTATCAGTTCCATTATCTTTTGTGATTAGGTGGAATCATGTTGAGATCCGTCAAATGTGAGTATTGTCGGATTTTATACCTACTTATAATCATTGAATATCTTATCCCTGATGTCCGCATGTGACTTCCTGTAACAAAATCCCTCATCTGCCTTTGACACAAAATCTAGTATAGTCGAGGCAGCCCAGCCAAATAGCGCTCTGAATGTAAGTTTAGGTGAAATAATATTTCTCGATCTGTATACTTAACCCTGATTGACTTCGTCTGTTTTCATAAGAGCTTGGTATCTGTCTTGTACGAGGAAATCGTCTTACTTTAAGTTCATGAATGCCCTAGCGTACTCTATCTTCTTACTGCCATTCCTAGACTATATGTAGTCTTCTTTGCTAATTATCTCTTGGTTGCTGTCGAAAACGAATTTATTTCTCCAATCCATGATGAAGGATTTATAATCTTCATAAACATCAGGATCACACTCCACAAATGCTTGACACTATCTGCCTACTAATGCGTAAAAACATGCTTTACTGTCATGGTAGACTATATGAGTATCTTG